CGCTATACCTTTGACCCAAGGCACTATTGCATATGACCTCCCCGTAGACACTATAGATTTGTTAGAGCATCAGGTAAGAACAGGTTCAGGTACAAATCAACAAGATCTAACAATTAGTCGTATATCTGTAAGTACATATGCTTCTATACCAAACAAAAATGCGACAGGCCGACCCATACAGATATTCATTGATAGAAAGTCTGGAGCTACCAATTCTTCTAGTGTCGTACAAACCCCACAGGTAAAGATATGGCCTACGCCAGATCAGAGTAATTTCTATACTCTTGTATATTTTAGAATGAGAAGAATACAGGACGCAGGTAATGGTGTTAACACACCGGATATACCGTTTAGAATGTTGCCTTGCTTGGTATCAGGATTAGCGTATTATCTTTCTTTAAAAATACCAGAAGCAACTGACAGAATACAGATGTTAAAACAAGACTATGAAGAGCAGTGGATGATAGCTTCTAGTGAAGATAGAGAGAAGGCTCCTTTGCGATTAGCGCCAAGAGAGTTTTTATATTGATATGGGATCTAACTACGCAAGAGGCAAAAGAGCTATCGCAGAGTGCGATAGATGCGGTTTTAGGTATAAATTAAAGGAATTAAAACAGCTTACAATAAAGACAAAAAGTGTTAATATTCTGGTATGTCCAGAGTGTTTTGAGCAGGATCAGCCACAATTACAACTCGGCATGTTTCCTGTAAACGACCCTCAAGCTCTGAGGAACCCACGACCAGATTTAACACGATTTGCAGAATCAGATTCCAGAAGTTATCAGTATGGGTTTGACCCTGTAGGTTTTAGTAATCCTTTTAATTTGGATCTAACAGATAATTTAGAAATAACTACAAGTGTAGGGACTGTAACGGTAACTACAAACTAGGAGAATTTATGAAAGATACTGGAAAATTTAAACAACCTATGGATATGCCTGTACCAAAGCAAGATGGGTATCCGAACAATGTGGCAAACACTCAAACAGTTAAAACAAGAGGGACAGGTGCTGCTACAAAAGGTACAAACTCTTCTAAGAAACTTGGATAATGAACTATAGTCAATTATTTGAAACTATAAAAGGTTATTGTGAGAATGACTTTCCTGACACGTCTTTTACAGATAGTGGAGGAAACACAGCTACTCTTACAAGCACCGAGCAGATTAATACATTTATAGACCAAGCAGAACAAAAAGTTTTTAACTCTGTTCAGATATTAGATCTTAGAAGAAATGTTACAGGTAATATGACCACAGGAAATCAATACCTTACAGTCCCAACAGATTGGCTTGCTAACTTTTCTTTAGCGGTTATTGATTCTTCTGGTAACTATAGTTATTTATTAAACAAAGATGTTAATTTTATTCGTGAGGCTTTTCCAAACCCTACATCTACTGGACAGCCCACACATTATGCGTTGTTTGACCAAAATTCTTATATATTGGGACCGACCCCAGACCAAGACTATACATCAGAACTACATTATTTTTATTATCCCGAATCTATTGTTACAGCAAGCACATCATGGTTGGGTGATAATTTTGATTCTGTTTTACTTTACGGTTCTTTGATAGAAGCGCACATATTTATGAAAGGTGAGGCAGATAGCTACCAAAGCTATGTGCAGAGGTATAACGAGTCTATGGCGTTACTGAAACAATTAAGTGAAGGTAAAAATCGTCAAGATATGTATAGAACTAAACAAGTGAGGTTAGGGGTACAATGATTGGTAATAGCACATCAGTATTATTAGGCGGTGGAGTAAAAGTTATGACAACTTCTGGTAGAGGATTTAATCCAGAAGAAGTGGCAGAAAGGGCTTTAGATAAAATAATAGCTGTTGGTAGTGACTCACATCCTGCAGTTAGAGCGCAAGCTGAAGCTTTTAAAAACGATATACGAAAAGTTTTGGTTCAATATATGAAAGAAATGGTCAGGAGTCACAATACAACCTTAGCTCATAGGTTTAAAGAAATGGGGCATTCTGAATTAATTAAATTATTAAACGAATAGGAGTTAGAAATGGCAATTACGCAAGCAATGTGTACATCATTTAAATCAGAAGTGTTATTGGGAGTACATGATTTTAGACCTGATGCTTCAGCTACATCTGATGTTTTTAAATTAGCATTATATTCCGCAGCAGCTACTTTAAGCGCTGGGACTACATCTTTTACAACCGATAGTGAATCTAATGGAACTACATCTGGCGGATCTGCTTTAGAAAATTTAGGTGTAACCACTGGAACATCATCGGGTTTCGTAGATTTTTCCGATTTAACATTTACCAGTGTTACTGTGAACGCAGCAGGATGTTTAATTTATAATAGCACTCCATCTACAAACGATAATACCGGAGCTTCTTTGACTAACCCTGCTGTATGCGTGCTTGATTTTGGTGGTACTAAAACATCAACTGCGGGAGACTTTAGTATTATATTCCCTGCAAACACGAGCGCTGCTGCTATAATTAGAATAGCCTAACAATGTCAAACGGCTGGAGCCAAAATACTTGGGGGACCTCAGATTTTGGTTGGGGCGGTATTACTGTAGTATCCGTTGAAGTAACGAGTGTTTCAGCTTCAGGTAACATAGGCTCTGCGGGAGTTCAAGAAAGCGTATCTGTAAACGTATCCTCTATAGCCCCAGCCTTTGGTTGGGGTAGATCTACTTGGGGTTCAGGAGGATGGAACGCACTATCTATTGATGGTGAATCCATAGCTATGGTAGGTAGTATTGGATCTACTTTTGTAAATGCCGAAGCGGTGGTAGATTCAGTATCAGGCGTTAGTGGTATTAAGTTTTTAGGCGATGAAGATTTAGTAACTAATAATAATTTAAGTGTTACTGGTTTTGGCGCAATAGCAAATATAGGGATTGTTGGTGTTCAACAGAGAGCTAGTTTTAATCCGTCGGGACAAGCAGCAAATGCTAACTTAGGTTCTGTTAGTGTTTCAATAACGGCAACAGCGAACGTTACCCAAGTATCTATTACGGGGTCTAACGGAAACTTATTGGTAAGCGCTGCTGCATCTGCTACACCTTTACAGGTAAGTGGAACAGTTAATGCTGGTAATACACAAGCTATACCTAGAGTAAATATAGTGATCACTGGTTTTGAGGCAAGCACCAACGTAGGTACTTTATCAACGGTAATTGGAAAAGCTACAGTTAATGTAACTGGACTATCATCAGTAACAGGTTTAGGGAATACTTTGGTTTGGGGTGAAATTAATACCAATCAAACCCCTAATTGGGACATAATAAAAGAAGCAGCATAGGAGAAAAAAATGGCTTCCACATATTCAAATTTAAAAATACAACTCATGGGAACTGGAGACAACTCTGGAACTTGGGGTGATATCACAAACACAAACTTAGGCACTGCGATAGAAGAAGCTATTTGTGAATCCGCAGATGTTGCTTTTTCCGGCGATAGTATTACGTTGCCTTTTAACAACGATAATGCTACTCAAACATTTAGACATTTACGTCTTAACTTGACTGGCACAGGCTCTGCAGGGATAACTCTTACCGTTCCAGATATAGAAAAAAACTACATAATAAACAACGGTCTTTCCGTAGATGTAGGTATAAAAAACTCTTCAGGAGCGCAAGTGACTGTGCCTAATGGTAGATCAGCAATAGTATATAGCACGGGGTCTGGCGTAGTAGATGCAATTACAAGTTTAAATACTGCAGAGATAACACAGTTAAATGTTACAGGCGATACAGATGTTACTAACTTATCTGCTAACGGTACATTTGATGTTAGTGGTAATGGTTCTGTGGGAGGCACATTTCTTGTAACTAGCTCTGCTACAGTATCGTCTGGTGTATCGGCTGCTGGAACACTTGATGTAGGAGGTAACGTATCCGTAGGTGGAACATTAGCTGTAACAAATACTATAACAGGAAGTTCTACAGTATCAGACCAAGATGGTAATTTAAGGGATATACCTGTAAGCGAAAATAAGTCAGCATCTTATACTTTACAAGCTTCTGATGCAGGTAATCAAATAACTGTTAGTTCAGCTAATATTGTTTTAACTGTTCCAGATAGTGTTTTTGCTGTAGGTGATATTATATCTGTGGTTTCTGTGAACGGCTGTACGGCTGCACTAGCTTGTACTGCTATTAATGCAGTTAAAGCAGGTGACTTAGACGCAACTGCTTTACACACGTTGGATGCGAATGGGGTTGCAAGCATCTTGTTTAGTTACACAGCAGATTTAGCTGTACTTACAGGGAATATTTCATAATGACTGGCGTGCATCAATTATTATTTTCTAATTTTAGCGCAGGAGGAATACCACCTACTTCTTTGGAAATATTAGTGGTTGGTGGTGGTGGCGCAGGTGGCGGAAAACCGACAACTCTTCAAATTGGTTCTGGTGGTGGCGGAGCAGGAGGTTTTAGAGAGCAAGATGCTTTTTCTGTTACTAAAGGACAAAGTTTTACAGTAACCGTTGGTGCGGGAGCGCCGTCCAATCCTGCGGGGCAAGCCACAGTTTCGCAAGCAGGTAGTGATTCTGTTTTTTCAACGATAACTTCTATTGGTGGTGGTGCAGGTGGTAAAAGACAAGCATCCATAGGGGGAACCTTTCAAACTGGTAATGCAGGTGGAGACGGAGGTTCAGGCGGTGGATCTTCTTATCAAGGAGCGGCTGGTCAAGCTGTTCAACAATCAACTCCCGCTCAAGGTAACGATGGCGGAGTAAACCCCGGCGGTGCTGGAACTCACGGTGCAGGTGGTGGCGGTGGAGCTGGAGGTGTAGGAGGATCAGCGCCCAATGGCACTAATGTCGCTGGAAATGGGGGTATAGGCGCTCAAATTGACATCGCTACTGGGTCACAACAATATTTTGCAGGAGGCGGTGGAGGGGGTATTGGTTCCACTTCATCTCCTGTATATCCGGGTAGCGTACAAACAGGTCCAGCAGGAAGCGGTGGTCAAGGAGGTGGCGGTAATGGCGCAAATATTAGTGGACCTTATGGGTCTGATCAGGCTCAAGATGGTCAAGCTAATACCGGAGGTGGAGGAGGTGGTACTTCTTCTCCCGGTCATGGAGCTTCTGGAGGAGGTGGTTCGGGAATAGTTATTATTGCTTACCCTAATACATTTGCAGATTTAACAAGTATAGGCGCTGGATTAACTCACACCTTAGATACTTCATCACGTTCTGGTTTTAAGGTTTATAAATTTACGGCAGGTTCAGACACTATAACTATTTAATGAGAACAAATATTTTATTCCCAACTGCTGTTAGCATGTTTAATTACAATATTACAGATGAAGAAAAAAAAGTTATTTACAAACTTAAAACAAGACCGAATACTGGTAATACAGTTACTGTAAATACGAAAGTTTTAGATATCACTACCTTAAAAAAATTAAAAAAGTTTATTTTAAAAAGTGTTGATTCTTATTTTACCGAAATATATGCTCCAAAATATAAAACAAAACCTTACGTAACTCAATCATGGTGTAATTATACAAAAAAAGGTGAATATCATCATAAACATTCTCATGCCAATAGTTTTATTTCTGGTGTGTATTATGTGAGTGCAAACAAGGAGTCAGATAAAATTTACTTCTACAAAAATGAAAAAGATGTATTAAAAGTTGTATCTAATAATTACAATTCTTTTAACTCTTCTAGTTGGTGGCTTCCAGTAGAAACTGGATTATTAATTTTGTTTCCATCTTATTTAGCGCACTCAGTTGATACGGTTACGGATAAAGACACACGAATTAGTTTGTCATTTAATACTTTTCTGAAAGGAGACATAGGCGACGATATTGCATTAACTAGGTTAGTATTGTGATTGATTTAAATGTTAAGTCGTACGTAAAACATTATGAAAATTTTATTGATAAGGAATTATGTTTAACAATATTAAATGAATTAAAAAAAGAAAAATGGCATCAACATAAATGGGCTGACTATAAAAAACTAGACAATGTAAGAAATAATGATGGGTCAGTTTGTGTTTATTATTCTTCAGCTCAACATGAACTACAAAAAAAACTTTGGTTTGCAATAGAAAAATACATATTAAAAGATTTTAAGAGTTTTAAAAAATGGTGGGACAGTTGGAACGGTTATACAACAATTCGTTTTAATAAATATGATAAACAAACAGAAATGGACATACATTGCGATCACATACATAGTATGTTTGACGGACAAATAAAAGGCATTCCAACATTATCTATTGTTGGTTGTTTAAATGATAATTATGATGGCGGAGATTTTATAATGTGGGAAAAAGAAAAAATAAATTTAAAACAGGGGTCAGTATTGATATTCCCTAGTAATTTTATGTTTCCCCACCGTGTAAACCCGATAAAAAAAGGTACACGATACAGTTTTGTTTCGTGGGTTTATTAAGGAGCAAAAATGGCACACTACGCACTTTTAAATTCAGCAAATGTGGTAACACAAGTTATTACAGGTAAAGATGAAACAGATACTACCCATGATTGGGAAGAATATTATGGAGATTTTCATAATTGCATTGCTAAGAGAACCAGTTACAACACAATAAGCAATACACATAAAGACGGTGGTACGCCTTTTCGTGGTAATTTTGCCGGGATAGACAGTGTTTACCATGCAGATGTTGATTATTTTATGGTTCCTAAACCTTATGATAGTTGGGTTATGTCTACTGCAACAGCTTCGTGGATTGCTCCATCAGCTATGCCAACAGATGGTTTTGATTATACATGGGATGAGGACAATATTACTTGGGATAGAGTGGTATTAGATGGAGCTTCGGCAACTTAATGAAAATTAAAATAGTTAAAACACAAGACTTACCTGTTGCTATAGTGGACAACTTTTATACTGATTTAGAGCTAAAAAGAATTATGAACTTCTGTGCTATGTCCAATCCTTATAGTTGGTTTAGAGATCCAAATAAAAATGGTGGCGCAAAAGATGATAATGGTAAAGATAAAAAAAATAGTTATGCTTTATGTGTTGATGATTGGTACACGCCTGTAGGTAGACAATTTTGTGATTTATTTATTGTGAATAGAAAATTATGGGATAAAAAATTTACAGACAAGTTAGAAAAATCACACAAACTATTTAGCACAATTAAGGCAGTAAATCGTGACACAACCTTTTTAAATTATTATGAAGACAAAAATAGTTATGATTTTCACACTGACACCGCTGTTTTTACGGTTTTAACATTTTTCTTTAAGAGACCAAAAAAGTTTTCTGGTGGTGAATTATTAATAGATAAAGATATAAAAATTGATTGCGAAAATAACAGAATGGTGATATTTCCGTCTATATTAGACCATAAGGTAGAAACTGTTAACATGAAAACTAAAGCTAAATTACATGGTAGATTTTCTATGACACAGTTTTTAAATTATAGATGACAAATGATAGATCCAATCACTGCATTGAGCGCAGCAAATTTAGCCTTCAATGGTGTCAAAAAAGCTATTCAGGTAGGTAGAGACCTAGAAGATATTTTTAGTCAATTATCGACTTGGAGCGGACATGTTTCTGATTTACAAGAATGGATGGGTCAGGAAAGAAAGTTCAAGAAACCGACTTTATGGCAAAAGTTAACGTGGGATAAAAGCGAAACGGCAGAGGCATTTGATGAACTTATCGCAAAAAAGAAGATTAAAGAGATGGAAGATGCAATCAAGCATGAATTTACATGGGGAAAGCTTCACCATCTTGGAATGGATGGGCCTTATGGCTACCGAGCCTTTATTAAGATACGCCGGGAAATTAAAGAAAAGCGAAAAAAACAAATATACAATCAGATGCGAAGGCGGAAAGCTTTCATATATAACACGAAGATGGGAGTGGCAATTGGAACCCTTGTATTGATTTTGATATGGTTATTACATTTTACATGGACAGCAATTGTGGAAGCAAGTAAATGATTAGCGTAGCGTTTTGGGTAGCTACCTTAGTGCCACATGTAGATCAGTATTATTGTAAGTTACAATGGGTAGAAAGAGATTTATGCACATACTGGTGTGCTAATACTAAAAGAGGTTTTAATTGGTTTGAACCAAAAACAGACAAAGGTTGTAAAATAGAAAAGAAGTTTTTTAAAGCAAGTAAAGGAGATGAAGTTGCTTAATTTAATATCAGGGTTATTACCAATAGGAGAAAAGCTTGTAGACAAGCTCATTCCCGATCCACAAGCTAAACAAAAGGCTCTTCAGCAACTAAAAAAGATGGAGCAAGACGGGAGTCTCAAGCGTATGGAGGCTGAATTTGCTGACAAAGATAGCGCCAGAAAGCGTGAAATGGCTATCTCTACTAGCGAACATAGCCCTTGGTTAAATAAAATCATTACCAGTCTACTCGCACTCGGCATTGTGGGGTTAGCTTTTGCTTTATTTGCTGTTATATTATTCTTAGAAGTCACACCTGCAAACAAAGACATTTTAATCTTTTTGTTAGGAAATCTAACAACTTTGGTAGGCCTAGTATGCTCATACTATTTTGGAAGCTCAGTAGGCAGTAAAGATAAAACAGAAGAAATCAGGGGGTTAATGAAGAAATGAAAATGGATTGGAATACGAGTACATACTTTTCCATGCACGAATTTAAATGTTCGCATACTGGACAATGTGACATGAACCCAAAATTTATAGAGAAACTTAACGATTTAAGATTAGCATTCGGTAAGCCTATGAAGATAACTTCTGGGTATAGGCACGTTAGTCACCCAATTGAAAGAAAGAAACAAACTCCGGGAGCGCACACTACAGGGCAAGCTGCGGATATAGCAGTGTCGAGAGGGGATGCTTTCGACTTGTTATCATTAGCATTAAGTAAAGGTTTTACAGGTATAGGCATACAGCAAAAAGGTTCAGGTAGGTTTATACATTTAGATACATTAGAAAATTCACCGGAAAGACCAAGGCCAACAATCTGGTCTTATTAATATGACTTTACAGAAACTACAATTTAAACCCGGTATAAATAGAGATGTAACTAACTACTCTAATGAGGGCGGTTGGTTTGAGTGCGATAAGGTACGGTTTTTAAATGGTTATCCAGAAAAATTAAATGGATGGACTACGTATTCACCATCTTCAATACTAGGTACTTGTAGGGCTATGTTTGGATGGATTACTTCTTTTCAAGATAATCTTTTAGCTATGGGGACAAACTCTAAAGTATATATAGAAGTTGGTACGAATTTAAACGATGTGACACCTTTGCGTTCTGCTAGTCCAACTTTGGCAGTTCATGCTTTCTCTGCTACAAACACTTCTGCAACAATAGCTGTAGAAGCCACAGCACATGGGACAAGTACAGGAGATTTTGTAACTTTCTCTGGAGCATCCTCTTTGGGCGGAAACATAACCGCTGACGTATTAAACCAGAACTATGAGATAACTGAAATAGATGCTGATAACTACAGCATATCCGCAGCGGTGACTGCTAATGCTTCTGATACTGGAGATGGTGGGGCAAGTGCCGAAGGATCATATGAAATACCAATAGGTAATGGAACTGTGACTTATGGTTACGGTTGGGGTGTAAGCACGTGGGGTAGACTAGGCTGGGGTTCTGGTGCGTTACAACCTTTGTTATTACCTTTAACTGTTTGGTTTTTTGATAATTTTGATAACGACTTAGTTATGAACGTGAATACTGGGGGTAAAGGGGCTATATTTTATTGGGAAAGAGGGCTTTTAGATGATCCCGGTTCTTCCCTTGGAACTAGAGCTGTTAAATTATCCACGAGAGACGGGGCTAGAAATGTACCTGCGGAAGTAGGACAAATAATGGTGTCCCAAAACGATAGGCATTTATTAGCTTTCGGAGCATCCCCGTTTTCAGGATTAGATACAACAGAAGATACAGGCACATTTGATCCGTTGTTAATTCGTTTTGCTGATCAAGATAATCCAGAAGATTTTAAGCCTACAACCACGAATAGTGCGGGGTTTTTACGAGTTAGTAGCGGTTCAAGAATTGTTACGGCATTTAGAACAAGACAAGAAACCTTGGTATTTACAGATATGTCCGTTCACTCGTTACAATTTTTAGGTACTACTGAAGTATTTAGTTTACAAGAGTTAGAAACCAATATATCTATATCTAGCCCACGTTGTATAGCCGTTGCTAGTAACGTGTTGTTTTGGATGGGAACAGACAAGTTTTATTTATATAACGGACGTGTAGACACGTTACCGTGTACTTTAAGAGACCACGTATTTGATGATTTAAACTTTGATGCGTTGCCTTACATATATGCGGGAACTGTAGAGTCACACAATGAAGTGTGGTGGTTTTATCCATCTAAAGATAGTGAGATAAATGACTCTTACGTAACTTACAACTATAAAGATAACTTATGGTTCTATGGAAAATTAAACCGATCTGCTTGGTTAGATTCTAATTTAAGACAATTTCCACAAGCTGTAGGAGAAAATACTTTATTCGACCACGAAAGTGGTATGGATGCTGATGGCTCGGCTATGACTTCGTTTATTACAAGCTCTGACTTTGATATAGGTGATGGAGAGAAGTTTACTTTAGTTAG